GTAGCTTTAGAACTTCAAGAAGAAAAAGCAGAAGCTCATAAGAAAATGGCGTGGGTTGCTATGACTAGCATGGTAGTATTTAGTGCATTTTTAATGACTCCTATTATGCCAGATACTCGCGTTAATGCTCTTTCTGATTTGCTAGGTTTATTTTATATTGCTCAAGCTTCTGTGTGTGCGGCTTACTTTGGAAGCACTGCATACATGGCAGCTAAAAAATAATTATGAATAATAAACTACCAGTTATTGACGGGTTTCTTTTGATTATGGTTATACTTGGCGGTATAATTGTAGGGTTTCATTTATTTTTAGGAGTATAAAATGCCAGCAAAGAAAAAAACAAAGTCTAAAGTAAACGAGGCGGGTAATTATACTAAACCTACTATGCGTAAGAATCAATTTAATCGTATTAAAGCAGGTTCTAAGGGCGGCAAAGCGGGTCAATGGTCAGCGCGTAAAGCTCAGATGTTAGCTAAAGCTTATAAAGCAGCAGGAGGAGGATACAAATGAAAGGTGTTAAACATTATAAAAAAGATGGCTCTGAACATAAAGGTGGTACACACAAGATGCCTGACGGTTCTTTACATACTGGAAAGACTCACAGTAAAACCAGTGTAAAGTTATTTCATTTTAAAGACTTGTCTGCATCAGCAAAAAAGAAAGCTAAACCAAAAGGTAAAAAATAGTGGCCCTTAAAAAATCTCAAAAGTCTTTAAAGAATTGGGGAAAACAAAAATGGCAAACTAAATCTGGAAAGCCTAGTGCTAAAACCGGAGAGCGTTACCTTCCTAAAAAAGCCATAGCGTCTTTATCTTCTAAAGAATATGCAGCAACAACCAAGAAAAAAAGAAAAGACACAGCATCCGGTAAACAACACAGCAGTCAGCCCAAAAAAATAGCCAAAAAAACTAGAACTTATAGGGTATAATTATGTTAGATGATTATAAGCGTGGCGGCAAGGCCAAGAAAAAAGATTCTAGACTAGAGAGGGCAGGAGTTAGTGGCTATAACAAACCGAAGCGTACACCAAAGCACCCGAAGAAAAGCCATGTGGTTGTGGCGAAAGAAGGAGATAAAGTTAAAACCATTAGGTTTGGAGAACAAGGAGCCAGTACAGCAGGTAAACGTAGAGCTGGTGAGTCAGCCCGAATGAAAGCTAAACGTAAATCTTTTAAGGCTAGACACGGTAAGAATATAAAGAAAGGAAAAATGTCAGCAGCTTACTGGGCTGATAAGACTAAGTGGTAAACACCATAGCGTCTAATTCGTTTTCTAAATAATCGTGTAGCCCTTCCAACTTAGGTCGGGCTTCTTTTAGTATCTTTCTTATAAGCATTAACTCTCCGTCCTTGAAGAGTTTATGCAAATAGTTCTCAGGCACACCACTTAGTTCAGTAACTATAGTCCCTGTCTCATCAATTAAAATTTTAAAAGACAACAGGTTTCCTTCTTTACAACTCACACGCACCTCCCACACACGCAAGTTCTTGCGATCCTATTGTATTATCATCTTCTTCAAAGTTTTCTAAATCATTCCAATCAACATCTTTAGGCATTTCTTCTAACAACTCTTGGTATTTTTCTGCGCTTATGTCTTCATATGGGGCTTGCTTATATACGTGATCACTATAAGGAAGAAGAGACACGCCGCTACAAAGATCAAAGTTTTCCCATATCCATTGCGCTACTTGAAAGAACTCATTGTCAGTATAGTAAACAGTAATGCTGGGTTTATGCTCACACCAATAATTCTGATAAGTCTTCCACAGTTGTAGTTGCTCCATTGCTCCTACTTGTTTTACTGTAGTGCTTGTTTCAGGAGCGCGGGTCGGGAAACTAAATACTAAAGACTGTTCTGACATTACATCTTTCTCTACCGGGAAACCTTTTTCAGACATAAAGATTGCTAAGGGATCTTTTTTATCTGAACGAACTCTTCTAATGTAGTGGCTAGAAAAACGAGGATGAATACCAGATGCACTATCAACAAGCTGAGATACAGTACCACTCGGCTTAACACAAGTAATAGCAGCCGAGGTATTAACACCAAGTTTAACAGCCCATTCTTTATTAGTATCCACACTAACATTACGCATCTCCTCTAACCACTGTTCTAGCTGATCTGAATGCTTACCAAGCATAGGATGATCCATTATTCCTGTAAGGCTAACGCCAAGAAGTGCTTCTTCTTCCGTGTTCTTTTTCCAAATACTACGAAGGTATCTAAAATCTGTAAGTGTAGATTGTAATGTACCTATAATTGTTGCTACTCTTATCTTACCTTTAAGGTTAGCTAAAGTATCGTCGGGACGAACAACCACCTCACTAAGATTACAAAACTGATTACTTCGTAGGATAATTTCGGAGCAAGGATTAGTACCAAAGTCTTGTTCAGAGTCACGCCTACCATTCCTAGCAGCTATTTTCTGCGCCGCTATCCTACTAAAGATACCGCGCTCACCTGCCTTACTAGCATACATAGTCTGCATCTCACTAAGGAATGCTTCAAAGTCTGGCTTCTCAGTATAAGCTACAGAGTTGTTAGCTAGGCGGCGCTGCCCTTCCGACTCCCACCACTCACCTGACTTAGCTCTAGCCATGCGTTGATCTGATAGATTAGACAAACTAATAAGGGCTGAACGCCTCACGCCACCAACAACTACAATGTCTGCAACCTTACAGCAAACATCATGGCATTCAAGCGATGTTAGTTTTCGACCCGCTGATCGTTGAAATAAAGAACAGCAAAAATTAAACAAGTCTTCTAAAGGATCGGGGCCAGATGCTCGACCGCCAAATACTTTAAGCCTTGCACCCGCCGGGCGTATCTTACTGTAGTCAACATTAGGAAGCTTACCTGCATACAATAAACTAATTAGTTCCCGGAATGCACTAGCCCAACCAATCTTACTATCGGCAACTACAATAGTTGTTTCAGTAGCGTGGAATGTTTCTGCTACTGCGGGTAGTTTATTAATAAAGTTTCTTTCTACGCTAAACCCTACTCCTGTGCCGCACATTAGAACATACATTAACTCATCGAATGCGCGAGGATGATCTATATGCAGGTAAGAACAGTTAAACCCTGCAACATTATCTTTATCTAATGCTTGACCGGCTGTCATCATGCATCGCATAGAAGGCATAACGTCCATATCGTGTATAGCTTTATACAGCTTCTTCGACACATCATCATCTATCTGTCCACGTTGTACCCAAAAATCGACATATCTTTGTACTGTTTCAGACCATGTCTCGCGGCGTTTCTCCTCCGGCATCCATCTAGCATACCGACTCTTGTGTATAAATTCTTGATACTGATTCATGTTAAGCTCTCATATTTTGTAATTTGTTTTCGTTTAATGTACCTACGCTCCGAAGCAGTTTTAGTTTTATTAAACCTCTTCTTACGCAGAAACCTGTCCCGCCTTTCTTCTTTACGAGTTGTCTCGTTCATCTTCTTCTAAAAGCTCCACCATTTTATTAAGATACCAGATAGCTTTACGGGCATCTTGTACTGGTTTATCTTTATTAAACAGCCTTGATCCTGTGTATTTTAACACGTTTCCGTGGCAATAGTTAACTGCTCCTATTGGCCCCAACACATCAACAATGTAATCTATTGTTTCTATATCGCCATTGTTATAATGAGGAGGGTGATCTACTGCCTCTGTAATAGCATTAGAGGCTTTGTTCCAACCTGTACTGCCGGTGTCCCACCACTCAGTATCAGCCAAAGTAAAATGTATTTTATTATCAGTCATCAAACTCATCTCTTTTTTTAGGGTTAATCCAATCGTCAGGTATTGACTCGCGGCTATACCATCTAAAACCATTAGCGGTTGCCCACTCACCGTGACTTCTTTTAGTTCCATCCTTGCGTCTTTTAGCTTGAGGCATGGGGGAGCTAGGATTAGCAAACAAAAACACTAGCTCTTTATTTTTAGGCAGAGCTTTCTTAATCCAAATATACTTACTGAACTCTGCGTAATCCCAGAACCTTCCTTTAGCTTCAAGCAAAATTAACGTGCCGTCTATAGTCTTTACAAAATCAGGATGGTATTTATGCTCAACAATATAATCAACAGTATCAGGGTGAAACTTCCAACCTTCTAGTATAGTTGTGTGTAGCTCATACTCAAAGGTAGAGTCGTAACCTTTAGTTAAATCTTTCTCAACCGGGCGTTTAACTCTAGGCTTGCGGAATCCTTTTCTAATTTTTGTCAATGTATTGTTGCTCCTCTTTTTTCTATTTCTGCATCTAAATAAATATTAAGATCTTTTAAATATTGTACATCTACATCTACAAGTTCTCCGTCATTATATAAATAACTACCTATAGTAATTAAAAGAGTTTCAAGTTCCATATCTTCTATGGACTGCCATTTTTTAATAGCCATTGAACTAACCCCAAGTCTACGCTGTTAATTTTAAGATTAGGAAATGCACGTAACAGTTTCTTTATTTTATTACTCACCCACTTAGGATGGTACGCGCTTAAATACATTGTTCTTTCAGATATGTAATGCGTCTGTGTAGGCATATAGTTTAACACGTTAGAAAGATTTACTTTTGAAGCCTCTTCATCTGAAAGTAAACCCTTTAACCATGTAACTAAAACAGGCTTGACTTGTTTTCTTATTTGTTTAGCTTTTTTATTATTCATAATATCTCCGGTACATTAGGCTCTGATTCTACTTTAGTAAAATATACTACGCCATTAGCATACTTATAACTTTTAAGACCTTCTCCTTCATTAGAATCTTTAAAGCATTCGTGTTTGTATTTGCACCAAGTACATCCTTTAGCTAACTTCATGTTACCTTTCTTGCCGTCAGGAATAGGGGAATAACAAAACCCCGGCGGCTCTTCTTTATCTAAAGCTGTTAGTAAAGATTTTATTTTAAAACTAGCGTTAGGTTTTTCTAAATCTTCTGGTCTGCAAAGACACAACTCTCCAGACTCTTTGTTCATAACTAAGAACCCGCCGTTAAAAGTATTCTCTGCTTCTTCGTAAGCGGCAAGCTGTGCTAAGTAACCAAAGGGATCGTCTTCCGATAGGTTACCCTGACTAAATTTTCTAAAAGCAAAGTTAGATGCAGTCTTAACATCAACTACTTCCCCGTCTATCTTACAGTCCATGTGGCCTACAATGCCATTGAG